GCGAACTCGGCATCGCCGCCGATACGGTTGGCAACCACCTGCGCGTGATCTACCTCAAGCTGGGCGCTACCTGCCGGACCGACGCCGTCGTGATCGCGTTCAGGCGTCACCTGCTCTCCCTCTGAGCAACCTCTTACACGAACGTGTCATAGCGCCACTGTGCCTATGTGACGGATACTGACGGTGTGGCCAGCGCGTCTGGTCTATCGCCGTTGCTCTGCGCTGGCTACTGGGCCAGCGCTTCGTCATTTCGGGAGGTGTGAGGATGGACCCGAGTCTCATCGCGGCTCTGACTGCAGCGTGGCAAGACCTACAGGCGTCGCTCGGAGCCTACCAGAACGCCGCTGCTGCTACGGGCGCGGCCTCCAACAGTCTCACGGCGGCTCGGGCGTCTGTCGTGGACGCCGAGACCATCCTCGCTGCCCGCCAGCAGGACCAGGCGGCTGGTAGGGTAGACCTGACTGCCAAAAGTCAGGTGCTTGATGACGCTGTCGCTGCAGTCGTCGCTGCGGCTGCTGGCTAGGCTGGCGTGGTGAGGACGATCTACAGCCCGATCGAGCCCAGACTCAGGGAGGGTGAGGCGCTGCTCGGCTCAGTCGAGCGGCCTGGCGTAATGTGCGAGTGGGTCATCGGCGATTCGTCTGCCGGGCTGGATGTGTGGGGCAATCCGGCGATCCTGTTGCGCAGTGCGGTGGCTGGCCCAGACGCGGTTGCGCTGGCGATGAGAGACGCCTTCACTCCCCGCCGCCACGCTCCTTGCCCTCACACCCGACGCCGGCACGACGGGCGGCTGCGGAAGGCGGGGCGGCCAGCCCGTGCGTGAGACGGCGAGGGCGAAGCAGGCGTGGCTCGACTACCTGGCGATGGGGGGGGGCCGGAGTTTCGAGAAGTTGCTCGAAATGTACCGGACCAGCCCCAAACCAGGCCCAACCAGACATCTCCGTAGCCTGAAGAGTTGGTCGGCAACATTCGGCTGGCAGGTACGCCTCGCCGACGTCGCCGAAGAGGAGCGCCAGGCAATCGTCGCCCAGGGCATCGCCGCACGTCAGAACCGCGTCGATGCCTACGGCGACCGCTGGGAGCGGATGCGTCAGGTGATCGCCGAGCGGGCGACTGACAGAGAACTGGCCGATATCCCGGGGGGCAAGACTGGCCTGCTCGTCCGTACCTTCAAGGGCGTCGGTGGGGCAATCGCCGAGGAGTTCGCGGTTGACACCGGCCTCTTGCGCGAGATGCGCGAGATCGAGAAGCAGGCCGCCCAGGACCTCGGCCAATGGGTCGAGAAGCAGGAATCCAGCGGCGAGCAAAGGATCACGGTTGACTACGTCAACGATTGGCGCCCGGGTGCCGAACGAAAAGCGAATCCGTCTGCCTTACCCCCATCCGGGTCAGATGACGGTCCGGATGGGGGCGAAGCGGTTTAACTGGCTGGCAGCCGGCCGAAGGTGGCGCAAGACGACGATGGCGATGGCGATAGCGGTCGAGGCGGCCCTCGAAGGGCAGCAGATCCTCTGGGGGGCGCCGACCTTCGACCAGGTCCACGTCGGCTGGGAGGAAACCCAGCGGGCCACCCGGGGCATCGCGCAGTTCCGTGAGAGCCGGATGGAGGCCAAGTTCCCCAATGGCGGCATGATCCTCTACCGGAGCCTCGACAATCCAGACAACGCCCGCGGTCACACTGCCTATGGCCTCGTCATCGACGAGAGCGGCGATGTTGATCCGGCGGCCTGGCACGAGGTGCTCCGGCCCATGCTGATCGACACAAACGGCTGGGTCTGGGGCATCGGCACGCCCAAAGGCCGCAACTGGTTCTGGCAGGAGCACGTCGCCGCTACGGATCGTCCGGACTCCGTCGCCTGGCAGGCACCGACCCTGGGCGTGCGGATCACAGAGCGAGGGCTCATCCGCGTGCCCCATCCGCTTGAGAATCCGGATATTCCCTTCACCGAGATCGAGCATCTGTGGCGCACGCAGCCTGAGCGAACCTTCCGGCAGGAGATCCTCGCCGAGTTCGTCGAGTCGGGCGGCGGCGTCTTCCGTGGCATTCGAGCCGCGGCGACGGCAGCCGCTCAGGATGGTCCCGAACCCGGCCACGAGTACGTCTTCGGCGTGGACTGGGGGCGCTCATCGGACTTCACTTGCGTCGCCGTGATGGACGTGTCGCGCCGCGCCCTCGTCTACCTCGACCGCTTCAACCAGGTGGACTATACCCTCCAGCGGGGACGCCTGACTGCCCTCTTTGAGCGCTTCCGGCCGCACACAATCATCGCCGAGGCCAACGCCATGGGCCAGCCGATCATCGACCAGCTTCAGGCTGAAGGGCTACCCGTGTCCGGGTTCACGACGACGGCAACGACGAAGTCGCCACTCATTGATGCTCTCGCCCTCGGCTTCGAGCGCGGCCAGATCGCGCTTCTTCCTGACCCGATCCTGCTCGCCGAGCTCGAAGCCTATGAGGAGCATCTGCTACCCGGTGGCGGGCGGCGGTTCGGGGCGCCGCAAGGAATGCACGACGACACCGTGATGGCGCTGGCGCTGGCCTGGTCAGGCGTGGGAGGCGGCTCGTGGGTCTGGTGAGAGCACTTCGGGCACTCGACCTCGACGACTGGCTGCTGCTCGTCGGCTTCGCCTGCCTGAGCGTTGGTCTGTTGCTCTGGCTTGGCGCTGGACCAGCGCTCGCCCTCGTCGGGGCGCTGCTCATCGCCAGGACCGCGCTCGCCGTCGTCTATGCTCGCCAGGCACCCGAGACGCAACCCGAGGGGAGGACTGACTGATGGGCCATCTCGCCAGGCTGGTCATCCCCGAGCGCAAGTTCACCCTCGCCGACGCCGGCGTCAACTGGACGCGGATCAATACGTTGGTTCACGGCCCTGGTGCCTACGCCGCTCCGGCGCACGGCGACGGCAACTCTGCAGTCTTCGCCTGTCTCCGGGTCCTTGCCGTGGGTGGGGTCGAGGCGCCGCTCCGAGTCTACCAGCGGGATGCCGACGGCAAGGCTGAGGCGCTACACGATCATCCCTGGCAGGCGTTGCTCGACAAGCCCACGCCGAAGGGCGAACTCTCGCCGGCGCAACTCTGGTTCTGGACGCAGTGGGTCAAGCACATCGACGGCAACGCCTACTGGCGCAAGGTCAGGGCGGGCAACCCGGAGAGCGGCAACGTCGTGCAACTCTGGCCGATCTCGCCCTCGGTGATGGAGCCAGTCACGGTGAAGGGGTCCGGCGATTTCATCAGCTACTACAAGCAACAGACGGCGCCTGGCATATTCGAGCCGGTCGCAGTCGAGAACGTCGTGCACTTCCGGCTCGGCATCGACGATCAGGACCATCGGCGGGGCGTCTCGCCGCTCAAGCGACTCGTGCGCTCAGTGTCCACCGACGACGAGGCGGATAGGTACGTCGAGGTGCTCCTCCGCAACTACGCGGTACCTGGCCTCGTGGTCAGAACGGCAGACAAACTCAGTAAGGAGCAGGCTGACGCTTACAAGGACCGGCTCGCCAACAACTTCGGTTCTGACAAGCGGGGCAACGTCGCGGTCATGAGCAAGAACGACGAGATATCGCAGTTCGGCTTCTCGCCCTCCGACCTCGACATGTCCATCCTCCACCGCATCCCAGAGGAGCGGATCAGCGCGGTGCTCGGCGTGCCGGCCATCGTCGCGGGGCTGGGCGCTGGACTGGACCGCGCGACCTACGCGAACTTCCGGGAAGCCCGGGAGATGTTCACCGAGCAGACGCTGATGCCGCTCTGGTCCTTCGACGCGGCGACGCTGAACATGCAGCTCAAGCCCGACTTCGCCAGCGACCCCTCGATCTACTGCGAGTTCGACGTGAGCGACGTGCGCGCCTTCCAGGAGGACGAAGACGCCAAGTGGAAGCGCGTCGATCTAGGCGTGGTGCACGGCTGGGTGACGCCGGACGAGGCCCGGGCGGATGTGAAACTGCCACCGCTGGCGGACGGGTCTGGCGCGACCATCAAGCCTCCGGCTCCGGCCTTCGGGCAGCAGCCGCCGCAGTTGCAACCGTCGGGGCAGAACGGCGCTCAGCAGGACGGTCAGCCCTCGCAGAACGGCAAGGCAGTGCAGCTCAAGGCGAGCGACCTGCTCGCTCAGTGGCCCGGATTGATCGCGGCGATGCAGGAGCTGGCAAGGCCGGCACTGGAGTCCGATCTCGGCTCCTACTTCGAGGGGCAGCGGCGCAGAGTCCGGCGCAACCTCACCGGCCAGGAGGAGGGTTAGCGTGGGCACCCTCGCCGTCAAGCAGCAGGACTACGTCGGCCACATCTACGCCGACTATGCCGAGCAGCGGCGACTGGCTGCCATCCTCGACAAGTATTATGTCCGCATTCTGAGGACGCTCCACGAGGCCCTGTCCGGCGCGGTGCCGACCATCGACTTCCGCCTCGATGATCCCGCTGTCCGGCAGATACTCCTGGAGGCTGCCTGGCGAGTGGTCCGGATCGACAACACGACGCGCACGGCCATCGCTGAGCAGCTCCAACTCGGCCACGAGAAGGGCTACAGCCTACAGCAGATGGCAGACGGGGTGCCGGCAGAGGGCTACCGTGGGATCAATGGACTGTTCAAGGAGACGTGGAAGAACAGGGGCGTGACGGTGGCGCGGACGGAACTCGGCCACGCGACGCTGATCGCCGCGCGGAATCGCTATCTGGCGAGCGGCGTGGTGGACGAGGTCGAGATCGTCGATGGGGTGGACTTCGACGATGCCTGCCGGGCGAGGAACGGCAAGCGGGTGCCCGTGCAGACACATGTGGAGCTTAACCATCCGAATTGTACGGTAGGCACTATACCGATTGTACGGCAGGACGTTCTAGCATGACCGTCTGGATTCTGACCCTGTCGAACAAGGCCGACTTGCTGCCGGAGGCCTGCGCGTCCGTGGCTCGGCAGACGCGCCTTGCCGACGTCGTGCATCTGATCCAGCGAGACGAGGGCCGAGACTGGGGCAACCGCTACCCGCCGAGCGTGTTCCTCAACGAGACGCTCCCGAAGTTGCCGCGAGAGGACTACTGGACGTTCCTGGCCGACGACGATCTCATGCTCCCGAACTTCGTCGCCGACCTGGCGGGCTACCTCGACGCCTACCCGGAGGCTGCCTGTGTCTACGGTGGCTGCACGGTCATCACGCATGACCCGCCGGCTCCCGATCGGCTGCTGTTCCAGTTCCCAGCCGAGCAACCGATCACGAAGGGCCAGCCGGCCATCTACAAGGTCGGGTCGGGCATGAGCATGGCCCGGGTCGGTCCGAGCCTCGAAGTGGGCGAGATGCCGGAGGACGCCGAGCCGCTCCGTGCCCGCATCTCAGACGGCATCTGGCTCCAACGGATGGCCGACAGGTTTGGGATCGAGCCGAGCCACACCTGGGTCACGATCAATCGGGTGACGAAGTGCAGCGCGCACAGCTCAGTGGACGAGCGGGGCGGACTGAAGATCGCGGATTGGCGGAGATTGCAAGCGGAGGCGAGCGTTGCCTGAAGTAAGGCCCTGGGAAGCGCCCTGGCACGACGCCGAAAGTGTGGCGATGATTGCGCACGCCTGGCGTCACTCCCATGAGGAGGTCGCCTGGCGCGAGTGGATCGCCGGGCTGATCGTGCCCGACCTCGGGCCTACCGAGCGGATCCTCGAAGTCGGGTGCGGCGGAGGGTTGATGTTCGGCGCACTGCGCAAAGCGTTCGGCAAGGGACTCCGCTACGTGGGCATCGACAACGCTGACATGATGCTCGACCTGGCGCGGAGCACCTATTCAGAGGGCACCTTCGAGTCCGGCGATGGGTTCGGCCTGGCCTTTGCCGATCGCTCATTCGGCGCGGTGCTCGCGGTTAGCGTCCTCGGCCACTTGCCCGACTGCTGGCCGATGCTCCGCGAGCTCTTCCGGGTGGTCAGGCAGCGAGTCATCGCCTCATTCTGGCTGCCATCGCCCGCGCGCGAGGGGCCAGACGGGCGGCTCTTCACGAAGCCCAGTTACTACGTCCACACGCGCGAGGCCGTCGAGGCAACCATCGCGGCGATGCCCGGCGGTCCCTGGCATACCCACTGGCATGACAAGCCGGGCTTCGACCACTCCCTCATCGTCGCCAGTCGAGTGCCGACTCAGGAGGTTGGCGAGTTCGCGACCTACAAGCCCTCGACGGTCCGCATTCTGACACTCAGCAACAAGCCGGACCTGCTCGAAGAGGCGAAGGCCAGCGTCGCCAGGCAGACGCGGCAAGCGGGCCTCGTCCACCAGATCGCCATAGACAACGGCACTCGTGACTGGGGCGGGCGCTATCCGCCGAACGTCTGGATCAACGAGATGGCCGAGCGCGCCGATCCCGAGGACTACCTCCTGTTCCTCTCCGACGACGATCTGCTCCTGCCGAATGCCGTCGAGGACCTGGCAGGCTACCTGGACAGCCACCCCGACGCGATGGCCTGCTACGGGGCCGGCACGATGTACGTCCACGAGCCGCCGAAGCCGGACCGCGCGCTGGGACGCTTCCCCGCTGACACTGACGAGCACGGCAAGCGTTCTCTGGGCGGCGTAGTCGGCTCCGGTATGGTGATGTGGCGGGCGAAAGCCTGGCGCGAGGTCGGTCCACTCCCTGAGCAGGCCGACTCGGACACGCCGCTCAGCGACGGTGCCTGGTTCACCAAGATCGCCAAGCGCCTCGGTCTCTACGCCATTCACAAGGACGTGATCTACACCCGGGTCACCAGGCAGAGCGCGCACAGCGTCCCGAATCAGCGGGGGACTGCCGCCGTTCGGGCCGACTGGCGACGGCTGCACGGCCTGAAGCTCGCGGAACCGCCTGCTGCTGCGACGTCTGGCCGCTACGACTCCCGGGCGGAGCGCGCTCACGCGAAGGGAGACAAGTTGTGACGCACCGCTACGTCGTCCCTCACTGCCGAGTCAGCCTCCGGCACATCGAGGCGACGCTCGAAGACGCCTACCTCGTCACTCGCTGGCGCAACTCGCCGGAGGCCCGCCGGGCTTTTTTCAACACCGACGTCGTCACGCCGGACACGCACCTGCGCTTCATGGCCACCAGGAGGGCGCACGATCTCGTCTTCGTCGCCGAGGCTCAGGTGCCCGGCTGGGTGGCTGGCCGCTGGCAGAATGACGCCTGGGCACCGATCGGGATGGGCGGCCTGACCGTGGACGTGCTCAAGCGGGAAGCCGAGTGGGGGCGCGTCTACCTCGACCCGATCTACCGCGGCAAGGGTTACGGCACTGACCTGGTGTACTTGGCGCTCGGCTACGCCTTCGAACTGCTGGCGCTGGATCGCATCTGGGCGGACATCTGGACGACCAATGACCCGATCCTCAAGGTGTACGACCGGGTGGGGTTGCAGCCCGTCGGCGTGAACCTGCCGGGCCACGAGCACCCGGGCGGCGACGTGATTACTCGGGAGTTTACCGCGGAGATGTGGACAGAGTTCGGGCGGCTTGCTTTCGAGAAGAGGCGACAGGCGGACGGGGTGAAGGCATGACCGTCACGACGAGGGCCAGCATCCCGGTGCTCAGGCCATCTATGGGCCAGGCGGAGAAGGATGCTGTCTGCGCGGTGCTGGATAGCGGATGGCTCGGCGAAGGCCCTCGCTGCGCCGAGTTCGAGAAGCGGCTCGCTCAGTGGTACCTCGCCCGCCACGCCCTCGCCGTCAACTCGTGCACGTCGGCGCTCCTCCTGGCGCTCCGCGCCCTCAATGTCGGCCCGGGCGATGAGGTGATCCTGCCAGCCCTCACGTTCGTGTCCGATGCCCTCGTCGTCAAGTACCTGGGCGCTCGCCCCATCTTCGCCGACGTGCGGCCAGACTGTCTCTGTCTCGACCCCGATGACGTGGCCGCAAAGCGCACACCGAAGACCAAGGCGGTCATCCTCGTGGACTATGCCGGCTTCCCGGCGGTGGGGAACGACGTCTACGCCAGCCTACCGCTCACCACGCACCCGGCCTATCAGGGCATGGCGCTGGTACAGGACGCGGCCCACTCGGCCGGCGGCCAGTTCTACGGCGACCTGATGTGCCTCAGCTTCCACCCGGTGAAGAACCTGGCGACCGGCGACGGTGGGGCCATCGTGCTGAACGATGGCGCGAAGGCGGACAGGATTCGGTCCCTCCGTTGGTGCGGGATCAACAGGAGCACGTTCGCACGGTCGGGGAAGCGGTACTCCTGGGACTACGCCATTGAGGAGATCGGCTACAAGGCCAACTGGAACGATATCCAGGCAGCGATCGCGCTCTGCCAGCTCGACCGGCTGGACGCGATGAACGCGCGGCGCCGGCAGATTGCTGAACGGTACACCCGGGAGCTGGGCGACGTGATCGAGCCGCCTGCCGACCATCGGTACCACACCTGGCACCTCTACGTCGCCAGGGTGGACGCCCACAAGCGGGACGCTCTGATCGACGGCCTGGCGGCGAAGGGGATCGGCACGGGTGTGCATTACCGCCCCCTAACCTACTACCCGCCGTTCGCTCGGCAGGTCACGCCGCCGGTCACCGACTGGGAGTGGCGACGGCTGGTGAGTCTGCCGATCTACGCGGACCTAACCGAGGACGATCAGGGCAGGGTAATCGAAGCGGTCCGGGAGGTGCTCGGTGGCTGAGCAGTTGACCGGTCCCCGCGTCCTCGCCGTCCTCTCCAGGGAGGGCAACCTCGACGGCTGCCATGCCTGGCGGGTCAAGCAGCCGATGGCTGCGCTCAAGGCGCGAGGCTATGACGCAGGCTGGGATCTTAGTGAGAACCAGGAACTAGTCAAGTCGCAACGGTACATCCACACAACTGTGCAACTCGACTTGGGCGGGTTGGGACTTGCCTCCGGTCCAGTCGTCCTGTTCGATGCTTCCTGGGCGCATTGGGCGGAGGCCGTGGTTATTCCTCGGCAAGCGTGGTGGAAGAAGGATCGTGCCAACGGTCGGAAGTGGATAGACAGCGTTCACAAGGCCGGCAAGCCGGTGATTTATGAGTGCGACGATGATCTGATGAGCGAAGACCTCTGGCGCCGCGAAGTGCAGTTGCACGGCCAGACGCCGGAGCAGGCCACTGAGATCGTGGAGTCGCATCGCTGGGCGCTGGCTCAGTGTGATGGTGCCACCGTGACGGGGCAGGAACTGGCGAACCGCGTGCGCGAGTACATGCCTGACCGCCCGATCGTCGTCGTGCCAAACGCCATTGACCTCGAGTGGTTCCGACGACTCCATGCTGTTACAGGGCGGCGCCTACCAGTCAACCAACTCTCTATCGGCTGGTTTGGTGGTATTCGTGAGGACAGCGATGTTGCAGCGATGGCTGAGGCATGGGGCAGGATCGCCCGTCGCTTCCGTCACATCAAATTCATTGTGTACGGTCACAAAGCGGGAATCATCTGGGAACACGTTCCTGCTGAGCGCATCATCTGTATCCCCTGGGTGCCAGTCGAACTCTACCCGGCCTATCTTCTCAACATTGACATCGGCTGCGCTTCTGTCGCCGATACCGTCTTCAACAGGTGCAAGAGCCCGATCAAGGCGATGGAGTACGCGGTCTCGGGTGCCTGCGTGGCTGCCAGCCCGACGCTGTACTCCGAACTGATCGACGACGGGCTGCACGGCTTCATCTGTGAGACGGTGGCAGAGTGGGAGCGGGCCCTCGCCGCCTACGTCGAGGATCCGGGGCTCAGGCGACGCACTCAGCGCCGACTGCTGCACCGGGTCGAGAAGCGCTACTCGCTGGCGGGTAACCTCTGGCGCTGGCCGGCGGCGTGGAAGCAGATCGTCGAGGACTTCCGAGTCCGACGGGTTCGGGAGAGTTTGCTGGCTGTGCCAGCGTTCAGAGCGCCGGTCCTAGTCGGCGCGGGGGGTGGACTGTGAGCCTAGAGACTCGCGGCCACTTGCTCGGCGCATTGCTCGGGACTGGCATTGATCTGTGTTTCCGTGAACCGGAAGATGCGCCAGCCCGCAGCCTTCAGGGTCGCATCCTTACGGGCATCAGCGAAGACCTGCTTCGCAATCGAGTGCCAGTAGTCGCCGTCGGCTTCGATGGCGATCTTGCGGTCAGGGATGGCGAAGTCAAGGCAGAAGAAGCCGAAGCGATACTCCCGGACTACTTCAATCCCGTGAGTCGCAAAGGCAGCCGCGAGTGCCGTCTCAATGCTAGTTGGTCTCAGGATATGCCGATGACGTCCGGTCCACGTGGCGACGCAACTTCTGGAGCAGAAGCGCTTGCGGTAAGAGACGCTTTTCCAATGGATGAAGGTCTTGCCGCATTCCTCGCACGTGTACTCTCGCCTGGCGTCGGGATTACGTTCCTGCCGGGCACCATTAGCGATCCCGAGGCAATGATACGAGCAGTACTTGCTGTTCGTTGCACTCAAAGGCCTACTGACGACCTTGCCACAAATAAGGCAGGCGACATCTTTGCGTTGCCCCGGCTTGCACGCGTCCTGCCAGCCCGGCGTGGCATAGCGGCACGCCGCAGAGCACCACTGCCGACTGGCCTGCGACGGATACACTGTGAATGTCCGACCGCAACCCCGGCATGCCAGAGTAACGCCCCCTCGTCGTGGCCTCGACTTCGGCTT